CCTGATGGCGCAATAGGGAACCGTACCTATACCTCCGAAGGGGTCAAACACCAGCTCACCTTTGTTTGAGTACCGTTCAATCAGTCTTTCAACGATATCGAGCTGAAGGGGACAGATGTGATTCTGCCGTTTCTTCTGAGACTGCTTGGTATTAAGCGTGCGCATACGGGTGACATCATCCCATATCCAGGGCTTCTTGCTTACCGGATCGACAGCCATAAACGTTTTAGGCAGCTTTCCGTAAGCCTCCAATTCCTCAGCAAATGCAACGTGTTCCTCGTAGTTATATATATGCTCACGCTCATAATTCCTGAACAAATGCCGAATCTTATCTATTCCGGCGCCTTTCATGTCCTCATAGCTCAGTAGAGAGTTACCAGATGATTTCCAGCTTGCATGAGCATCTATCTGCCAGCGCGCCAGCGAGTATTCACTCTTGTCCTTGGTCACGGGCAAATCGGCGTATGCACGTGAGGTATCAGAAGGCAACTTTCGGAAAAGAAGAACATATTCCGGGCAACCGATACCCATCTTTGAACCGTCCTTACACATTTCGGTATAGCCGAGTCGATAAGTCTGGTTATTCTCCCTTACTACATCCGTATCCACTGTAATACGTCCCATGTAGCGGAAGCCGTGCTTCATGTAGTGGAATACGGTCATTTCACTGAACGGGTCGATAGTGGGCATACCGTCACCCGTAGCATTGCCGAACAGTACGCGGTCTTTCACATGGATGCAAGCCAACCGGCCGGGCTTCAATATGCGCATCAGTTCAGGGGTAAGGTAATCCATCTGCTCAAAGAACTTGTCGTTGTCCTCATTATGTCCGAAATCATTATAGGTCGGAGTGTACTCATAGTGATTGGAGAACGGGATACTGGTTACAATCAGGTCTACCGAATTATCTTCCATCTTCTGACATTCAAGAACATTGTCGTTATTTATGGCCCTCCAAAGTTTACCGGATTTCTCTTCCCGACTGGCGAACATCCAGCGCATCATTTTCTCTTCCGCCTGCAAGCCGAACAAACCGTTCTCACGAACTATATCGGTCATTTTGGCTACCATCTCCCGATGTTGCGCCCACTTCTGCATGAAGCTCTTGTATATCTCGCCCTCGCTTTCGGCATAGACGAGATAGAAGTCAACCGGATGCTGCTGCATGAAACGGTAGATACGGGCTATCGCCTGGAACTTGTCGTTGAAACGGTAGTCGATGAACATGATTGCCTTATGGCAATGGTACTGGAAGTTAAGACCCTCACCGAGCATTTCCGGTTTCGCAGCCAGATACTTCAGACGGCCGTCTTTGAAGTCGGCTATCACCCTGTCGGCTTCCTCATCATCCTGTGAGCCATAAACAGCCTTGCATCCCGGAACGGCCTTACAGAGTGCTTCACGTTCACTTTCAAGATCATGCCATAAAAGGAAATGCTCATCCTTATTTTCGGGACGGTTGATTATTTCCACCACACGGGCTATTTTCTCAGTCATGTTGTCCCGGCGTTCCTTTGCAGCATCAACAAGTCCGAGAGCAGCCTCGCGGAACATCTTGACCTGTCCGTCACGGTCGGTACCGGCAGTGGAGTTATCCACACTAACCACTTCTTCATGCACCCGCAGTTCCGGCAATTCATATCCGGTATCAGGATAACCCAGATCAGATGGTTTGGTCAGGAACAACGCCCATGTACTGACCCATAGCCAGAACTCCTTCTCCTTGTGAGGATAGAGTGTAAGATTGTTCGCTTTTGTGCTATCTCTTTGAAAGAACCTTGTAAGTGCCTGCCCTGTATCCATCACTCCGAGATATCCGGCATAGTGTATCAGCTCTTTGTATCTATTGGGTGACGGTGTGGCAGTGGCAACAAATCTATACGGAACTTCTGCAAACAGGGGAAGAAACTCCTGATAGGTCTTGGTACCGAATCCACGTAATACGCTCGCTTCATCCAATGAGGTTACAGTGAAGTAGGACGGCTCTATTCTCACTCCGTCCTCTCCGTCACGCACACGCTCATAATTCGTGACCATGATGTCGGTCGGGCATATCACCACATCAGCCATAGTTCGGACATAAGTAACTTTCATGTGCAAGTGTTGTTCCGCTTGTGTAAGGAACTCGACGACTACACGCTTGGGGCAAACTATCAGCCCTTTTCCACTTCTATGTTTCAGAACTACCCGCAGTATCTCCAACTGGGTTACGGTCTTCTGCATACCGAAACTGGAGAATATCGCACGGCATCCACCGGATATTGCCCAACGAACTGTATCCTTGACATGGGGATATAACGACGGGGTTAATTCATCCGGATTGACTTCAAACCCGGTCTGATGGCTGATGGCCATCTTGTCTTTCAGAAATTCTATATATTCTTTCATTATACTGCTTCTTTTAATTTATTCAATCTAAATACTCTTAACCTTTTGCAAAGAGCCTCGGTATTCTTTTTTGCCTGAGTAACCTCTACTGCGTTACCGATGAACTTCTTTTGGTCGGCTTGCGTGCCAACCAACACATAATCTTCTGGGAAGCCCATGATACGTTTCAGTTCGGGAATACGGAGCATTCGCATCTTAATATCAACTATGCCATACAGTGCCATGAACTCTTTGATTTTACGGGTCATGGGGCTGTCTGTTTCGTAGATTTCTATAGCCACCCGTCCGCTTTCTGTTGCAACCAAGTAGGGCGGCATCTTATCCATCCTTGCTATGAGCGTGAAGCAGGGATTATTAACGGAGCCGCCTGCGCTGTTGAATTGCGGATTCATAAGATAATGCCATTTCCGATTAGCAGTAATGGTCTGCGATGGTTGTTCTATGCTGCTTCCGATATTGGAGAAAGCGGTATTCATAATCCATGGCTTACAAGTAACTATGTTGAACTTCGGATTGGTCGTTACCGTACCTGCTGGAACATTGATTGACATAGGTATACCGTTACCGTATTGCATATCCAGAAAGCGGCTTTCAACCAATGCAAACCGGTCTTTCGTTGTGACCGTTGGAGCTGGAAGGTCTACCGAATGATTATGTCCATTTCCATAATAAGCAGAGACAAAAACATGGTGGTCTTTGCAGGTGATTGCACCTGCCGGTTCTTCTACAGACACATTCTTGCTTTCGGGATGTCCGCTGAACTGTTTGGAGAGGAAGCAGACTTGCGCTACTCCAAGTCTGCCTTGCGTGGCTACCACCGGACATGGTTCGTCAATCCCAGGAGCGTTATATTTCCCTGTACGGCTCATAGAATTATACTTCACGAGGAAGGCGTCTTTCCCACCTGCTACAAATTTGATAAGTCCGGCATAGATGCGTTCAAGCGTTTTCTCTGCAAGAGGCTTTTCCCTAAAGATGGTAGTTCCTTCGTCAGAAAAATCAAGAACTTCCTTGACGGGTTTCCATTTTTCCAGCTTAGAAAACATGTCCTGCCTGCCACCTTTACAGTGGGTCGGTTCAGGGAATACTATCGGCAAGCTCTTTTTAGCAAAGATGCCGAAGAAGCGTTTCCTTGTGGTGTAGGCACCGAAGTCGGCAGCGTTCAGGATGCGGTGCTCAAAGTTGTAACCGTACTTCTTGACATTGCGCACCCACTTCTGATAAAGCCTGCCTTTGTCCATGCTGATAGGCTTCCCTTTTTCGTCCATATCTCCCCAGCTCATAAACTCCTCCACATTCTCAATCTGAATATAATCAGGATCTATCACATCAATGTAGCGGAAGAGATGTTCAGCCAGTGTCCGGCTATCAGCATCACGTGGCTGACCGCCTTTGGCTTTCGAGAAGTTGGTACACTCCAAAGAGGCATGAAGCATTATCATAGCATCAGGGTATAGCTGACGGATACGTTCTACAATAGTGCTTATCGGAGAAAGTTCCAGTGTACGGATATCCTCAATAAAGTGAAGTGCATCAGGGATATTGGCATCATGTGAAAGGATGGCATTCTTGTCATGGTTCACACAACAAACAACCTTTGCACATCTATTTCCATCCAATCGTGCTTCTTCCACACCTTCGGACAAACCGCCGGCACCACAAAAAAGGTCTATCACGAACAATTCGATATCGGACAGACCTTCTAAACTCCTTAGTATTTCTTTTAATGATTTCATAATCGTGTATTCTTATTTCTAATTTGAATAAATCCCCTTCGTTCTGTTTCTTCTAACAGTGAAAAGTCTTCATCCTTGATTTCACATTCTGTTTCGTAGTTCACGGAAGTATAACTTGGGATATTGAACTTTTTCCGGATTCTTACGATAACATCCGGATTTCTTGTTACCCAGTAAACGGTTATTCTCATGGTGGCATCAACATTTTCTTGGCTTCTTTATCTCCGGCATCAGCACGCCGCTTGATCTCAAGGTATTCGGAATAATAGATCCCACTGTTAACTTGTGCTTGAGATAAAGGTTTAAATTTATCAGCCTCCTTAATACTTTCTGCAGAACCAACAGTATCACGGTGAATATCATATTTTGTTAGCCAATTCATAATAACCTCTCCATCCATACGGCCGAATATTTGCCCAAACATTCCTTTTTTAGCCATATTGAAAAATAATTTAAAATCATCTTGTGTGTAGTGTGGATAAGTTTCAATGATTAGATTTATAGTATCAGCAACCTGTATTGCGTCCATCGCCCCATTCACTGAATAAAACCGAAGAAAGCTATTCATCCATTTCACCATCAAGGCTTGCAATTTTATTTCTCCAAATTCTTTTGATATATCTGTTATCGAAACCTGTGGAGCATTGAATACATCAAGAACTGTTCTCGGCCTAATGCTGTCCCAATATAGCATCGGCGAGGTCTTCAAGAGATTGACGGCTTGCTGCCTTGTCTTGGGCAACTCTTCCGGTGGTATAAGTTCCTGTGGATTGTATTGAATTACTTGATTTTCCATTAAATTTTTCCCTGTTAGCCCACGTGGCAAGTCGTTTAGCAACCTCCCATGTTTGATTAGTTTCAAATTTCATTTTAGTTTCTGACTTATTCAGTTCAGACCAATAGTCGAAGAAAGCACGTATCATCTCTTTCCCGTATCTTTCGACATACGGAACTAAAGACTGATAGAAAGCATCTCTTCGTTTGAGTGTAGCGGCTTTAGCCGCGGCAAGTTTCTTCGCTTGCTCGACTTTCTTTGCCTCTACGCTAGTAGAGGTTTCTTTAGTTTTCTTTCTTTTTACTTTTACTTTACTTTGTCTATTATCAACAGTATTAATTGAATTATTTGCATGATTAATCGGATTATTTGTGCAATTAATCATATATTCAGGGATAATTTCAGTTTCTTTTCTTTGATATGTGGCAAGTAAAAATCGCCTTTGTATTCCGGCCGATGTCAGCACTCTATGCACGGAGAACATTTCCGCGTCAAAGAATCCAACCTGTACGGCCTTAGTCAATACTTCTTTTACTGCGCCCTCGGAAACCCCAACAGTGTCAGCAATAACAAAAGGCAAATCTTCGTCCCACAAAATGTAATACCCTTCATCCTTGTAGATATTACACAGCAGGCAAATAAGTATGGAAGTCGATTGTGGGCCACAAGCCCTTGCGATTTTCCTGACCTTCACGTCCGAAAAGAAACCTACATCCAAAGGAAAGTAATCTATTCCCTGTTTTGTAGGTCTGCCAGCCATATTATTTAGGTTTAAAACTCATATCTTAAAATCTCACGTTAGTTAATTGCCTTCCGTTAGAAAATACAGCCCACTTACCATTACCGCTATCAAACAATCGTAAATCCGACACCTCTCCGAAACGTTTGATGTTACCGCATAAATCCACAATCCATCCACATTCTTTAGAAGGATGCGGGCGGATGGCACGACCGACTATCTGATACCACATGGCAAGTGACATTGTAGGACGTGCCATAACGACCGTATCAAGTTCCGGATAGTCAAAGCCAGTCGTAAGTACACCCACATTAGCTACTACCGGAATTTCACCAGCTTTGAATGCCTCAAGAATATGTTCACGTTCTTTCTTAGGAGTATCACCTGAAACGATAGCGCAACCGGGTATTGACATCGTTAACCGTTCCGCTTCTTTCAAAAAACGGGTAAAGACCAAAATACCCTTCCGTTTTCCTCCGGCTTTGGGATTCATCAGCCTTTGGACGATATGAACGAGATAACCGTAGAAGTCTATCCGTTCATATTCTTTTTGAACTGACCTATCCGTATAGTCGGCACCAGTAGTATTTACTTTCAAGTTAAGTTCATTCCACCCTGAAGGATTCATTGAATAGTAATCCAACTTCGCCAAGTAGCCCATATCTAATAAGGTTGATACCTGTACATGATAAATGACCTCTGAAAAGACATGAGGTTTTGTCCGAGTGATAAATTTCAGCATGGAGCCGAAATCACGGCTGGAGCTTAAACGGTATGGCGTTGCTGTCAGTCCAAGAACCTTACACTTCACTGCATCAAAAAAATCCTTGTACATTCCCTCTTTGGGGTTTACAAGATGACATTCATCCACAATGATGTTCTTGAAGTGGGTAAACAGTTCGGGATGATTCTTCACACTGCCGATGGTGGCAAATGTTATCCGGCTTATCTCCTTTGAATTAAAGGAAGCCGAATAGATACTGCAATCAAGAATACCGTATGAACAGAGCTTCTTAAAATTTTGCTCCAATATCTCTTTGCTTGGCTGGAACACCAAGGTATGTCCGTCAAGCCTTGCGGCTATATCCGCTATAATAAGCGACTTTCCGCTGCCCGTAGGTAACACCATAATGGCATTTGTTTTCTTCGCCTTGTTATTGAAGAAAGAAACGGCAGCATCAGAGGCTTTCTGTTGGTAATCACGTAGTTTGTACATATCTATCTTCTGATTTAATGATAAAAGGGAAATCCTCACTAAGTTTGGAAAGAAATATCCGGATTATATAAGCCTGTTCCTTACTTAATCCAACCGGAGAGAATGAACCATCATCATTCTTGACCATCATAACAAATGTTCCTGCTTCCAAATCATTCATAACCCTTTCTCCTTTCGTAACTTCTTATTAAGTGCTTTGTAATACTTGATTAGCTGTTCGTACTCAAAATCAGTCATTTTGGAAGTGCTGGCAACTTTGACTTTCAGCAAATCAAACTTCTGTTGACCGATTTTAGCAATTAGATTCACCCGATAGCCTTCCAAATGGTCGGCTTTGAACCTGTTGCAATGACGGCACTCAGCATGGCAGTTATTTTCATCGAAACGTGTCGCCAGGTGTGTGCGGCTGAAATAGTGCCCGCAGTCTGCTTGTGTAAACGGCTTTATCTGTCCGCACGAGATACATCTAAAATACCCGTTTGGCATTGCATCACGAAGCCGGATAAAAAGGGAAAACTCTTTGTCGAGCTTAGCTTTCAAATCCGGCTTCTTCTTTACTGTTATCCCTGCTTTATCAAACAGAGGTAAAGGCTTGTCTTTTTTCTTAGCCTTGGTTCTTTTTATGTAGTATGGCATACTATTATTTATAATATAAGGGCATATCTGATAGAGAGGATAAAGTGTCTAATTTTAAACTCATCTTGGGAAATATGATATGCCCTTTTATTGTTATCTTTGCTTTGTCTAATTTTAAACTTTAAAGTATATGAGAGATAAATCATTTTATAAAGAAAAGGCGGAAGCAATAAAAAATGACGTATTGGAGATACAGAAAAAAGGAGAAATCTTTAATATAGAAGACCCTTTCAATTCGTATCCGGGAATATATGATGCTATTAGGGAGTTTGTTCATCTTGTATTTGCTTTTAATCCCGGACTTCCTTTAAACAAGGAACTCGAAAGTCTAAGCAATCTTAGATTTAAATCCGCTGCCGTTGGAGGGCGCATTGATTTTGTGCAAAAAGATTTCGATAAAGTAATCTCCAAAATAGACTTTTTCATTCACTACCTTGACACATACGTTGATTAAAGTACTTGTTTGATTTTATCCTCCAAGCAAGTATTTCTTTCGAGTTCAACACAATCAATTAAGGATTGCTTTATTTTATCGGGAAGCATTTTTAGTGCTTCCCGGTTTTTAACTTTCATGCCTACAATTGACAATGAGAACTCTGCATCGAATATGTTTCCGGTTTCGGGTACTGCTATTTTTATTTCCATTTCCATAATGTATGATTTTATTTGTTTACCAATTAAAGCCCCGAAGCGTATTCTCCGGGGCACAACCATTATTCACTAACCCTTGCCATTTATGTGTGGCTCACATTTATGAGGGGCGTGGCAGAATCGAACTGCCCTCCTCTACATTGCTGCGCATCACAATAGTCACACCAGCCAAACGCCCCATATTCGCCCGTCCTATCTTCACAGACCGAGCAGGCAGGTTAACAAAGTTATTCCATATAAGCCATTGAAAATTCTTTCGGAATAAACCGCCCGACCGGTATAGGTTTGGCGGATTCAATAGCTGTATGGATTTCTCTCTTTTTGAACTCATGCCCCTTTTCTTTGGCTTGTTTCTCACATTCTTCCTCTTTATTTTTGAGGTAGTGAGTAATAAGCATCATCGCTCTGTCAACGTTGAAGGTGTTCACGACAAAAGTCTGAACTCTCTCGTCTTCATTCTCCCCATCCGTGAATGTGATTTTCGTCTCAATCTGGTAGAATTTCTTTTCATTCGGTTTAGATTCTTCGTCACTATCTTCCGTCTCATCGTCCATTTTGTCAACGTATTCTGCCATAGTGATTTCATTTTTGAGATAGGCAAGCGAAGCATCGTCAACCTTACGTTCTTTCAAGTTGTCAGTAAGAATCACGCAAGAATCGAACTCCTTGACCATTGTCAAGGTGAATCCGAACATATAGTTTAGTTCGATGTAATCTTTCAAGATACTACAAGTATTCTCCAATCCGGTGGCATACAGCAGGAACTTATGTTTCTTGTCACCTATTTGCGCTTGAGCGATGTACGGATATAAAACACTGTTCTCGTTCTCGAATGCCAAGCGGTTCTGGTTGCTGACTTCCACTTCCTTAATGCCGTCAGCTTCCATACTGAAACGAATTTTCGCCAAAGTGTCTTGGTCTATCAGCGTGCCACGGTCAAAAAGAATTTCATTCCGTTCGATGGTTACTGTTTCACCTGTATCTTCATCAATGAAAGATTCCTCCCATGTTTTGAGGACACGTTTTGCAAGGTACATGTTGAGCATCTTTTTCGGATCAGATGTCACATACCTGATTTCTGTTTTTCTTGTTTCTATCATAACTAAATAAATTTTTGATTTCTTTGTATTTCCTGCTGGGCGTATATCAGCATTTGATGTTCATTTGCAGCCGGCAGATAGATACCAGCCACCGATGCGCTCCAATTACGGAAACGGTCAATACTCAGGGTCATTTCCCCCGTTGTCAGTTCGGCAGAGCTTCTCAGATAGGTTACTTCATTGCCTTTCTTGTTGACCGTCTTACGTTCAAACAAATCACGGTTGCAAGTCCTCTTATAAAAATCAATTTTTGCTTCGTCGAGACTGCAACCGTACTCACTACCGAAATACCCTAAAAGAAGATGCAAGTAGCTGTTTTGGGCAAGCGTGCGGTTAGGTAGTTTCTTTTTCACTTCCACCACCGCACGTTCACTAAACAGCTTGTTTACATACTCCTTGAACTTGGGTATTTGATATTCATTCTTCAAGTCGAACAGCATACGCTAAAAAGGCAAATCATCCTTTACATTGCCATTAGCATCAACCGGAGGCGGAAAGTTCTGCGGCTGTTGCTGATAAGTCGGTTGTGGCGCTGGCTGTTGTATCGATGTTGTCTGTTGGGATTGAGATACACCGCCACGCGCTTCTATTTTATAGCATCGAATGGATACCATACGTTTGAATTCTCCGTCTTGATTCGTCCAAGAACGCCCTTGTAAGACAAATGATACAGTAACAACATCACCCTGATTAAAGCGGTCAAGTTCTGTACACTTGTCACCCGAAAACTCTAAGGGAATAATGTTCTCATACTCGCTACGCTCTCCCGTATAAGGGTCGTAAGTGGTAGCATCTAAAATGAACTCCCGTTTGGTAAATGTAGCTCCACCGTTTTTGGACGTAATTTGGACGGTCTGTTCGATTTGAATTATCCGTCCGGTTATTTGATTTGCCATTAGTTTTCTCCTCCAAATATCTTTTTATCGGTTATAATTTCTCTGTTTTCTTCCAAGAACCGGATAAACTCTTCACAATGATTAGTGAGAATAGGAATATCACGCTCTGGGTTGAAAACGTACATCTCTGTATAGGTATCTACCACATAACCGCCTTTGTTGAACTCTACAATGTTATACTCAAATGTCCGTACATCCGAACCGTTCTGCATCAAAGCATAAGGATAAACAAGGTGTTGATGGTGGTCTTTGAACTTCCCTACGGTATAGCTTCCGGTTGTTTTGATGTCGTGGACGCTGGCCGGCATCAGCTCGTCAATTACCCCATAAACCAAAACATTGCCGTATGCGGTTGGAAGAATCGCTTCTACTCTTTGTTGGGTTAATGCGCCTTTGTAGTAGTTGGCAAACTCGCGGCAAAGGTCAATGTGAAAAGTGAAAGTGCGATTGTTGTAAACAGCTTTTATCCCGTAAAGTTTTCCGTCATCGTGATATGCCTTGCTAATTTCCATTATAGAAGATTTACGGTTCTCAATCATACAATCAATGATTTCCCCAAAACACGTTCCTCTATCAGCAGCTTCACTATCGAAAGGTACTCTATTTATCCTATCAATAAGAGATTGGAATTGTTTTTCCCTAAACTCATCCTCATCGCATGGGGGATTATCAGAAAAAGCGTAATATTTTTGATATATCTTATCACTATCTATATAATTTTGATAAGAATCCAGCAACGTTGGGTATATTTTGTAAGATATTTTACTCATTCTTATACCTCCATTTGTAACCACCTGCTGTAAGGAAGCTTCTTCTACCTATACAGCAACTGATAATATTAGCATTGTTAATACCCGTTTGTCTTTCAGCCTCTTTAGCACTTTCAAATGTACTTATTAACGTACCATCCTCTCGACACTGAACAACGGCTTTTGACATCTTCGGGTGATTTATTTTCTTTTTGCTAAACCGTTCGTTTCTTGTTCCGTAATTAGCATTGTATCTCCATGTGCACCATTCTAAGTTAGAAACAGAGTTATTGCTTTTAACCTCATCTTTATGATTTACACATGGTAAATTTTGCGGATTAGGAATAAACGTTTCGGCAACAAGTCTATGAAGAGATTTATATTCAACTTGTTGTTGTTTCCATAGTGATATTCGTAAATATCCACTCCATATTTTATTAGGCTTAATTATCTTTCCTGTTATCTTTCTAAAATTACCATACCTGCTTTTAATAAGCCTATCTAAAGAGCGAACTCTACCAAGGGTACTTACTTGATAGAGTCCTTCATAACCTTGAATGTCTTTCCAAATCTCATTAGGCTGCATCTGAGTATATTTTAGTTTCCTTATTGAATATCAGTCCCAAAGCCTTTACCTTTGCAGCAAACAAACTTCTCGCCATCATCAAAGAACTACCAACATGTTCAAACTCATTAATCTGGGCAGCGAACTCATTAGCGGACTTGGCATCAGTTATAAATTCGATACTTTCTTTGATTTCCCCTATCACCTTATCATACTTTTCCTGTGCCGCTTTCTTCGCTGCAAGCATACCCAAATACGAATTGATTATCTTGGTAGTGATAAAGTCGTTCTTGGCGGTTGGATTACCGTTTTTGTCTAGGATGGTAGGAACCTCCATTACTGAAGGAAGGTTGCAGGTATTCTTACCATCATTTCTTGAAGTTGGGTCAAAAGTGATGGTACGTCTTTGGACGCCTCTTTCGCTTTTCATTTCAAGATAACCGAGCAAATCCAGTTCAGTAACGATAGAGTTGTAGGATTTTTCACGCAAGGCAGGGATAAACACCGTATCATCACCTTCTTTTCTTGTGTCGCGATGGGCAACGAAAATGATGTGCTTGTTAAGCCCCGAGAGTGTTCGTGTCATCCATGAAAACTCCGCATTGATACCGCTCCAATCCCTGATAGACGGTTGGCGGCTGCCACATTTATAAGTAATGATGAAATCCATCATCTTACCGATTGTATCAACTACAATGGTCTGATAAGCAGACAAATCCTCCTGCAAGACCTGTTGAACATCACTCCATGAAGTGACCTGTACAGTATCTATGTTTTCCAAATGCGCCATATTCATACGCTTAACGCCATTATCGAAATCCAATAATAACGGTTTCGGTGCGCTCAATGCCACTGTTGATTTTCCCATACCAGCCTGACCGTAAATCATCATCTTTACAGTGGTAGGAATTACTAATTCATTTGATTTTTTAATAAGACTCATAATCGTAAAATTTAAAGGGTTTATATTACTTTCATTCTATTCAAAAATCTATTGATCGACTCCAAATTGTACCAAATCATTTTTCCATCTTTGGCAAATGAAACCTGGGCGTTATTCCTAAGTTTATCAAGGTAATCAACGCTACACCCCAAATAAGCCATCGCTTCATCCTTATTAAGCCAAAGTTTCTGTACGGATTCAACCTTTCCTCTTTTCATATCATATCTTTCAGAAATTCTATTTTCTCTTCTCTAATCCGTCTTGCCCTACGCATATCCGAATGGAAATCCTGATAAAACGTAATTGAAAACACACATAATAAACAACAGGCGATAACAGAACGGGCTATTGGTGGGAAATCCATAGTGAATTTCATGCCAGCCAAACGCTCATATAGCATGGTCGCCAGTTCTCTTCCATTTCTTACATGAAGAATCTCGAAAGCCTTCTGCAACTGGTTGTTTATTGTGCTCACAGCCCTGCATTTCAAATCGGCTATCTCCTTCTTCTCATACCCTTGTGCATACATTCGTGCCGTAATCTCGCATTCAGGTGTAAGTTCATTAAAAACTCTCCTCATAATCGTGTAAGTCGGCTGATTAATAATTGCGGATAACCTCAATATATCCGGCTTCCCTGTTAGTGTCCACCGAATACAACGTTTGCTCCTTGTCTATTATCCGGTCAATCCTTGCCAACCTGTTAAGATCAGCGGTACACCTGCGAAGCTGTCCGGCAAGCTTGTCGCTAAAGTCAAAGCTGATTCTGTCATTCTTCTTTTTCAGCTTTTTCTTGATTTCTGTTCTTTCTTTCAGTTCTTTTGCCATAAGAATAAAATTTAATTAATGATTCGTGGATGGTAAGGGAATCGAACCCCTCTCAATCGTGCCAATTGGTTGCACAGCACGAAGCTCTAACCGATAAGCTAACCATCCGATTAAAAAAGGTGCACTATCCTCACGGACGGCACACCCAGTACAAACATCAAAATAGAACACGAATATCTAATCTATTATCAGAACAATGCTTTTAACCGCATTCTTGAAATGATCAAACTTCTGTTGCAAATCACTCCAAGATTTATACCATGTTTTTTTCTCTTCAGCTAATTTTTCGTTAGCCTCTTCCAGTTCTTGCACACGCCTTACTAAATCTTCATGCGTCATGCCTCTTAATTCTTCCACTGTCATAATCGTATAAGTTTAAAACATCGTTAAAAAGGTAGGAGTCGAACCTACTTCTTGTAAGCCAGATGAATATAGAAATCAGAATATGAGTTAATACCAACAATTAATTGCTTACACGCATTCCAACAATGCTACTTCATAAATTACCGCCCGGTTGGTTTACAAGGTTATTGTGCACTCATACCCATGCGCCTTGTGCCGGATTTGAGGTCTACCTTTTAGCGGTATTACAATTTGTCATTTATTTCAACTCTTTATAAGAGATTCTTATTAGAAAAGCACATCCGGCACATATAACACCCATTATAGTGACAGAGAATATTTTCATAGGACTGTAAGTAGTGATAGCCCCGTAAAGCATACCGGCAGCGCATATACTAACCAATATGGATAAAATGAATTGGATTGTTTTCATAATCGTATAAATTTAAATAAGTACCTGTACCCTAATCGAATAGCAGAACCTTATTTCAGTTCAGTACAGGCTATATTGTCGAAAACAGTACGGACGCCTAACCCGTATGCCCACTGCTCAAAGACGATTCTTTGCGGTGTTTTCTATTAATTGTTAAACATTGCACAGCTCACAAGCTCCAACTTGCTTATGTGCGTTTGTTATCTTTGGTTGGCAAAAACGGCTTATGAATTACACCGTAATTGCTTTTACAGAATTTCAAAGAACTAATCAATAGTACCCTACCCGATTCTCGCTATCGGTTGCCGTTCAATCCGTCTGTAGGGCTGTCGTGCGTTGCATAATCGTGTATTATGCGTATCGGCTGATACCTTGTACCCGGCATAGAGCATCGTAGTCCATGCCATCATCTTCACAAGTTTCAAAACCTTTTAAGGCATCTTCCAAACTGTCTATCTCATCCGTTATCAACTGGATAGCTTCTTTTTTGCTATCAGCATTGAACATCAGGCAGACAGCCTCTTCATCATTGTTATGGGCAGCCTCTAAATCTTTATAAAGGCTATCCAACTGCTGGTTAATCGTGTAAGCATTCATATCCATATCTTTTATGCGATTGACATCAGATTAGCTTTTTTGAAGCATCTGAATTCTTGGCGTTCAGTATCATAGTAAGTCTGGACGGTATCATTCTTTTTTCTGTTGTCAGTACCAGTGATGGCAGGCATCAGCTTTTCATTTAGTGTACCGTATGCCTCACGAACGGAACCGTCCACTTTTTTGAAGTAGAACTTCACTATCTTCTTTTTCATCTCACCTTTCAACTTCAAGTTAGCCCAAGCGACCTTCATTGCTTCGCTCATGGTGTAGCCATTACGCTTAACGAACTGCCAAGCAAGGCTCATTACTTCGTGTAAAAATTCTCTTGTTCTCATAATCGTGTATTTTAATATGTTTATACTATTTATTTGCATCAATCCGTTTTGCATCTTTGTATCGTGATTGATTGATGATGCAAATATAGCAACAACTTGCGTATTATGCAAGTAAAACTATACAAAAACGCAAGTTGTTTGCAAAATAAGCTATAACACATTGATTATTAAGTGATTAAAAATATCTATATTTAAATTATATATGAAAGAGAATGAAGTTATCAAAAACATTATCCAAATACGTAATTTACAAGGGATTACTAAACGGAGTATGGCAGAGGCGTTAGATATTAACGAAGCCTCTTACGGGAGAATTGAGAGTGGTAAGATTGCATTGGCATATAGTATGCTTGCGAAAATTGCAAGTGTATTCAACCTTTCAGTAGTTGATGTCATCACTTATCCAGATAAGTTTGAAAAAAAAGAAATTATAGGAGAAGAGCCAGTTGAAGCTATCCTTCAGATTAAACTCAAAAAAGACAAGAAAGACCAAGTATTAAAACTTGTGTTTGGTGATAACAATATTGAGATATTAAATAAGTAAGCGGCATGTTCGTTGCAAGAGTATATAAAATAATGATAGGTGCACCATCCGATATAAAGGAAGAAGTGCAAATAGCGAAAGAAGTAGTTCATGAATGGAACTATATAAATACAGAATCACATCACAAAGTTTTACTTCCCCTGCATTGGTCTATAAGTTGCTATCCAAGTTCGGGGAAACATCCGCAAAAACTAATTAATGAACAAATTGTTAATAAGAGTGATTTACTCATTTGCATATTTGGTTCTAAGTTAGGTTCACCAACTGACACAAACATAAGCGGAAGTGTTGAAGAAATAAATGAACATTTAAATGCAGGCAAAGAAGTTATGATTTTTTTTCGAAAGAAATTAAACATATCTTCTACGAATGATTTACAACAAGCCACAAAATTATTAGAATTTAAAGAAAGTATAAAAGGAGAAGTATTATTTGAAGAATATAATGATGAAAAAGAGTTTAAACCATTACTTGAAAAAAAGCTTCAACTTTTTTTAAATAATAAATGGCTTAATCCTGATTACATTCCTAATGAGATTATTGGGCAAGATGTTGAAATCTCATTAAATAAAAAAGAAATAACTATTCCGTATAAGTCTACTGAAAATATTGAAGTAAAAGGTGTCGAGCTTGATAGGTGTGATATAAAAGTAGAAGATATTTTTTATGCTTATGCAAGCACCAATAATGGTGAAATTGAAATAGAAGGACGTAAGGTAGGAACCACAAAATTAATAGTATCATATGGAGAAAAAAAATCTGAATGCGCTATCACAATTATCCCAATGAGCAATTTCTGTGGAACTCCAATATTGTACTTTAACAGCAACTACTTAGACATTAAAAATAAATGTAAAAACATTATTAAAGAAGATAATAATTTACTTATATGTAAGGAAAATGACATATTCCATCACTATCTTTTTAAAGATAACCATCTTGTCCTTGTTGTGTCATATATTGATACACATTCAGATACATCATCTAACTTTCTTAAAGCATATAATAGTATGAACGAAAGATATAGATTTATGACAAACACAGGAGATAATATCTATTGGTACCAGCAACACGAAAAACAATTTTACATTGTATCTATGCAAGATAAGAAAAGTAAAAATTGGTATTTCTTTTATTCTCCATCACAAGATTTAATAAGGAAAAATATTGAAAATATTAAAGATTGAGTTGTGATTATAAATTAAAGAACAAACTAAATATCTAAGATTATGATTGACTTTCTAACCATCATACTCTTAATATTCGGAGTATTACAAATTATTCTCTTCTTCAAAGTATGGGGAATGACAAACGACATCAAAGATATAAGGAACAAGTATCTCAAAGACGAGGATGAGAAACAAAGAAAAAACACAGAGCATGACGCTATAACCAAAATAAGTGGCGGTTCTAAACCAACGATATAAGCCGGACATCATTCCCCGGCTTTTTCTTTTCCAAACAGATAGTCAATCACTCTCCTATTGGCATCATCCACCTTCTTCTGATCGAATTTGATATAGATACTAGTAACATCAGAACCAATCTCATGTCCTAAACCGGCAGATATAGTTTCTTTAGGTATATCAAGTTCCGCTGCCAATGTAGCCCATGAATGCCTTGCCCAATATGTGGACAATTTTGGGAAAAGAGGATTTCTGATCTTTTTCCCCCTTTTCAAAATAGAGACCTCACCTATTTGTTTCAATGCTCTGTCAATGCTAGTAGTAAAACTAGTATAATTACTACGGTTATCCATAATATTAAGCAAGTATCTATCACCTTTATATTTATCCAGTATAGATTGTGCCTCTGGCTCCACTTTTATAGAAAACAATTTTCCTGTTTTGTGCCTGTAATATTCAATACGCCCATTCATCAGATTATCTTTAGTGAGAAAAAGCAAATCCTCAAGGTTGATGCCTATTAAGTAAAATATAAGCATAAAGATATCACGGTAAAACTCCAAATATTCTTCACATGGATAATTTTTCAACAATTTCAATTCATCAATCGTCAAACTCCGCTTCCTCGTTTGTTCCCTCTTGATTTTAAACTTCCTGAATGGATAAAGAGTTGTCACTTCTTCATCAATAGCATAATTAAAGACAGCCCTGATGTTTTTTAAATGTGTGCCTATATAATTAGTCATATATCCTTTATCCACCAAGAACTGGTTAAAGGATGTCAGCCACTTTCGGTCTATTGTCTCAAAGGTAGGAGCGTCATCAAATTCAACTATCAGTTTCCGTGTATTTATATAATTATCCTTAGTGCTCTTCTTATCCTTCAACGAGATATATTCGTCATAATAACGTAAAAAGTCACATGAAGTAACAGGCTTTAATGAAATAATATTAGAAAGGTGTTCTTTAAGCTGCTTGTCGGACATACCTTTCAGTTTACCCCCCAGCAACAGCAATTCTGATTCTAGGAGATTATATTTGCTACGGAGTGCCATATTCTTCACTTTATAGTTGGGTTCTTTTTTCCCATACTCACCATTATCCCATGTATTAACATTTGAATACATTCCTGACGATATAAAAAAAGCCTTATTATGATATATTCTGAACTTAACAGGATATACATCAGACGAGTTTTTCTTCCTCGTATCCAAGTAAATTGATAATACTGCCAT